GCCAGTCCGACGCCAGGAACAAAAATAGCAACAGCTATTAAAACTACTCCAAGGATTATCTCGAAGAAGCCGCCACCACCACCGGCTCCGCAAATCACGGGTGCAAAAACAATTGTTTCTACCCCGGTCTCCTGCTTAAGCTCGTCAGCCTTTAGCCCTTTAGCATTATCGGTCACGACCCTCCAGGCCACTCCGCGCTCATGTTGATTCAATACCCACGCCCTCAAGCCTGGGCACAAGACGCAAAGTGCTCCAAAGGCTTCAGACGGAGACTTGACAGCAATATGAAAAACACGGCCAAACTTTCGACCGGCGGCACCTAGTAGTTTTACTGTTTTCAGTTCTTCCACAGTTTGTGAGGTCTGATGATCCAGTTTAGACGACGTTGCCAGTAACCACCGAAAGTCTGCAATCGACTAGGAGACTCAGCTGGATGATGAAGGAATTGCTTGGAGCTTACAAATACCCCCAGATGATCTGTATGGCATGGAAAATCACCGAGGTTCATAAGCATCATATCGCCAGCCTGCTGCATCCCAACCTTGACTATTTTGCCCTGCTTAGGGCACTCTTCGTCAAAAGGAGTGAAAAGCGGTGTGTTCCATTCTCCCCAGTTACCTCTTGGCCACGGAGGAAGCTTGACCTCCAAGGTTTCTAAATAGTCAGAAACCAAGCTATAGCAATCGTAGACGCCAAACACAAAAGGACGACCCTCAAAAGGCGCTTTATTCCTGGGGTCACACTGATGCCAACTGTCGTTCGCCAAACAATACACAACCCAGGGCAATTCATCAGTTGCAATGACTTGCTGATCTAGCTGACTGAACCCAGGGAATTCCAAATGCGTGTGCCACACACCAAGAATGTCCTCGTCATAGGACGCATAATCTTTTGGGTCTATTGCGAATTGATTAACAGGGTCTTGGGCAATATTTCGCACACGAACAGCAGTGTTATCTTTTAACACGAAACCACAAGCCTCTTCCTCTGGCGTCTCACAGGCGAAGGCTTGAATTTGACTTTTAGTGCAGTCGGCGAGCCATTCCATCAGTCAAGACTCAAGCCTGGGAAACCACCATAAGGCAGATCTTGACTCCCGCCGTATCTAAGCCTGCAGCTTGTGACTCTTTTCCCGCATTTATCCAAAGCGGCATCTGAGGTAGGTACGTCTTTCACTGTTGCAACTGGACCGCCTGTATAGCCGCATTCCACTCCTCTGTAAACCCAAGGGCACGCATAGCGCAAAGCTCTGCGCTTAGGGAGTGTTACGCCATCAAGGTCAAAGGGGGTAGAAAGCTCAAACGTGACGGCAAGTTTTGACTCTGTAGCCTTTTGCTGAATGAACCAAGTCTCATCTGGCCAGTGCGAGTTTGGATCCGGTGTCGCTCCATCGTCAAGATAGCGAGCAAGGACACGACGCCGATACACCTTAGCGCCAATCAAATCATCGTAAGCATTCACAAGCGCAGTCATCTCCAATCCAATGTTTGCGATCGTAATGCTTGGATTTGGAGGAACGCCCGTATTTGCGATCACAAAGCCTTCCGCTTTATAAGGGAGCGGAGCGTAAACTGTTCCGTTGTACTTAACAGTGGTGCCATTCGTCTGAGTCCAGTTGCAGAAATTAAGCAGTTCAACAACTACCGGGCCACTGACAGCAGATGACACGTCAATCGTTATCAGCTCAATAATGGCATCGCCATCTAATCCTTGCTGATCAGTGTTGAATTGAAAAGTACGATCTTCGGCCATTAGGTGTAGAAACGCTTGACGGTAAAGGACAACGAGGCGAAGTCACATGAATCGTAACTCCTAGACCACTCAAGGGGGTCGATAATCCAATTCGACGGGAAAGATTCGTCAGGCGCCTGCCAAGCAAAGAAACCAGCACCTAGGGCGACAATTTCGTTCTCCAGCACAACAGCCTCAGCTGCAGGCATTGTCGGAGTCTTGATGTTCCATGACTCCATTACCGGGTGTAAGCCGTCTTGACGCCTTGAACGATAGCCGTCCCCATACTGCGCCTCTAAGTATCGAAACGAAGTCGATTTAGTAGATTGCTGCTCAATTGCTAGTGTGGCCAGTGTCATTTGAGGCATAGTGCTACCTGTTCAGAACTCCACCAGGGCGCTGCTCACGCTGTATCACAGCAACCATCATGTTAGATAACTGAGAGATTCCCTGGCTATCACTACCATTGCCTCTGGAAGTGCTTTTCCCTTCCGCAATGTTGTTGGTGATATTGATTACTGTACCTCCGCCCGCTGCCTTCACTCCCAGCTTCCCGTCAGATCCACGACTTAGCGGCATAATGGCCTCTGGTCCGGCCTCTCCAAGGAGGCCGAAGTTGCCAGCACCGCCGTTTGCGTAAGCGAACATTGTGGGCTTGTCAAAAATGCCGCCTTTGGCATAAGGCACGATCTTGTTCTTGGCGAATACTCCACCGTTTGCGAACAAAGAAGCTCCGCCACCAAAGTCACCAAGACTGTTGCCAGTAAGGCTTGGAGCATCTTGAAGGAAGGGGATATTACCACCACTGTTACTGCCTCCGCCAAAGATTGAGATGGCGGCTTCTAGGATCGCGATCTTGATCATTTCAGCAATGATCTGAGCGGCCATATCTAAGAAGTAGCTAGAAAGGTTTTGGAAGAACGAGGCAAGTGCTTCTTGCGCCGTGGCACTACCACTAATGACACTCTTAAATGAGTTCGAGAATGCGTCACCTATTGCGTTAGCTGCTCCCGTAATTTGGTTAAGTGGACTTTGCAGTTCCTCTAGTGCTTCCTTCATTGCGGTGACATTTTGAGTGAGCCCCTCTTTAGTCGTCGGGTCTATTGTTTGGCGATACTGGTCAAGACCTCTCGACTGCTGCTCAGGGCTTAGACCAAGATCTGGATTCGCCAGCCTCTCGCTCTCTCTGTCAAGCAATACTTGGTTGTAGTCACCAGATGAAATCAGGCCCAACTCTCGTTGCCTGTCTAAGAACTGATCTTCAAAGGATTTTCTCTGCTTATCCAATTCAGCTGTTATATCTTTATTAAACTTTAGCCTTTTTTCTTCTTGCTCTTCTAAGAGCGCATCTTTTTTCATTATTGCGAGCTGAAGGTTGTTTTGATCGTCTAGCTGCTTAATTTGAACCTTTGTGACATCCAATCCTTTTGATTGAGCATTTACTATCTGGATTGCTCTTTGTCTTGTCAGTTCCTCAAGGCTTACGATAACTTGGTTTACTTTTAACATTTCTTGCTTCTGCTTTAAGGCAAAAACCTGCGCCTTGTTTCCTTCAGTTTCTGCTTTTAATATTTTGATCCCAAGTGCTGCGTTCTCCTTCTGTACTCTTAATTTTGCATCGCGAGCAAAAGCCCCCTCTAACATGCTGAAATCGGCTCGCGCTGGCCTTTTGGTCTTGCCTGTTTTCTTGCCTTCCCCATCTCCATCAAGGTCAGCCTCAGAAGGGGCAGTTTGACCGGGTTTTGCAAGTGCGGGGGGGACATATTCTCCAAATAGTTCCTTAATTACCGAGTCTCTATTGCTGCTGCCACCCCCAGAGTCGCCTAAGGCTTTTCTTCCCCGAGTCAAAGCCTCTTGGACAGGAACGTTATAAGCCTCTTTGTATGCGGTTCTGTATCGAGGTGAACCAATAAGTTGATCGAATTGGCTTGTTACGTTAGTCGCGCTTCTCTTCGCAAATGCTGCTGCTTGCGCTTCATTGAAGCCCCCCGCCTGAAGCTCTCTGTTACGCTTATTGACACTCTCGATGGCACCAAAACCTCCCCCTACAACCGTGCTGATCAGCCTAGATATGGGACCCAATATGTTCTTGAGCCTAGTAGCTACATTCGAGAAAATTCTGACGATCTGCTGTCCAGCGATGTAAACATCTGCGACTATGCCCTTGATTGTTTCTTGATTATTGATTGCAAAATCAACTATTTTTTTCTGGAGACCTTGAATACCAGATCCTGTCTTCAGGAAGAATCCACCATAAGCTTCGCTGGCTTCATCAAGCGCAATCTGAAGCCTCACTCCTGCTTTCTCAGGACCAGTGGCTAAAGCTTCAGCGACCTCTGCATAATCCTCACCCTGCTGCTCGGCAAATCTGACAAATTTTGCAATAGTGACCTCGCCAGACTTGAACTGTTTAGCTAGCTCTTGAAGGCTGATCCCGTTTGCAGCTGCAAACTTTGCGACGGCACCTGGAATGCGTTCACCGATTTGCCCGGAAATTTCTTCAGCACTGGCCTTGCCCTTCGAAAGAACCTGAGTTGTCGCAAGGAACAATGCTTGCAAATCTTCTTGTGATTTACCTGCAGCAACACCAGAGACGGTAATACCCTCGTAGATCGCTTGAGTTTGCTTGACACTAAGGTTATTTGCTTTTGCAGCAGCAGTAACACCCGTATAACCTTTGATTACATCAGTAAGCCTGATTGCGTATTTCTTGCTGATTCCTCTAGCGAAATCAAGATTCTGATTGTACTCAACAATATCCTTGGACACCCCGCCAAGCGCACCTTTGGCTAAGTTCAATTCAGCCACATATTCCGCGACGGCACCAGC